TGGGTTAATTAATTCTCGAGTAATATTTTTCTTATCAAGGGTTCCTCTCTCACTTACAATTTTACTTGCATCGATTAGGGCATCCGCGATCGCTGTCTTCTTGGATTGGTCATAGCCCATCATGTCTAAATATTTTTTAACTCTTATGTCTTGTTGTTTTTTAGCAAAGGCTGCTCGGCTCTCAGTTGTACTCGTATCTTTGGTAACGACTCCTTCTCCGCCTGCTCCTCCTGTTACGATTTCTTTTTTAGTTACTAGATCCGTTGTGTCATCTGCCCATGGTAAATATTTTTCTGCCCATCCTGGAGTTAAAGCTTCTGCTCCCCATTTAAGGGCTCCCGGAACACCTTTAGCTACTGCTACAGGTGCATCAGAAGTTGCAGTCACTGCACCGGCAGCTGTCCAATAAGGATTTTCTTTTGCGCCTTTCCACCAAAGTTTGGGTTGTTTTAGAGTTTCCCATGCTGTGTAAGGAGCTGGTCCTTCAAAACCTTTTCCCGTCTTAAGTCTAGAACCCTTCCATTTAGCTACATCCTTAGTAGGATAACCTTTAGGAACGGGGACCTGTCTAAATTTACCAGTAGGTCTAATTTTACTCCACCATCCTCCTGGTCCGCCAAATAATCTTCCAACTCCACCAAATACTTTTCCTGCTGTTCCAATAACTCCTTGGTGATGTTCCCTGCCTCCTGTTTGAGGATAGACTGGGTTTCCTACGAGTGCAGCACCGCCGCCTCTATAAGGTTCCCTGATTCCTTGCATGATCCCCTCTTTAACGGGGCCACCCCAATTGAACATGGGTCTATTTAAAGTTCTCATCGTGTTAAAGAGATCATGGGTTGTGGCATGAACATTTTTTGATACAAGCCTCCTACTCCTAAAGCCGTGCCTAAAGCGGATGCCATTGGATCTGCTTGTTGAGGCTGTTGGTATTGTGCTTGGGCCACTCCACCTGTTAATCCTGTAATGCCTTGACCGTACTGACTTAACCTTCCGTAAGGTTCATAAGCTGCAGTCCGTGCCGCTTGTTGTTGAGCTGTTAATTGAGCTTGTGTTTGTGCCTGTCTTAAACTTCCCATTTGTCCTAGAGCTCCAACGTCTGCGCCCATGCCTGCTCTTTGAAAATTAGAAAGACCCATTTGAGCTTGTCCTAATCCTAATTGACCTTGGGCGATTGCTTGTTGTTGTCCGAAAGCTGTTTGTGCTCCCATTTGGGCTTGTTGAAAATTCTGTTGTTGCATTTGTGCTTGAAGGGCCGCTCTATTTCTATCACTACCTGCTTGGTACTCAGCCATTTGAACGCCTTCACGTCCCCCGCCAAAGGCACCGGGTACTCCTATTGTTTGATCTTGTATTTGTTGCTGTCGTATTTGTGATTGTCTGTCAAATTCTCCTAGGGATGTATCGATTACATCTTGTTGATACGGAGACATGAACGGTTGATATGCCTGAGCCCCGGATAAAGCTCCGAGTCCACCTGCAGTTGTTCCTGCTGCTCCGACCTGGGCCTCAGCCGACGTTAAATAAGGTTTGTATGCTCCTACACCTTGCTTAGCTATATCGATAGCTTGTGTCTGTAAAGGATCTTCACCGGCAACGAATTGTTGACCGGTAAATTTACTTGTATCGATCGGTACCGAATAAGCTGCTGTTGCCTGTTTAGCATAATCTTTTGCCGTGTCTTCTAAATATCCTGGTAATTGGAAAGAGGGAATACCTGTTTCTTCAACAGGAGTACCAGAAGCTCCTAAACTTTTTAAAATTTCAGCTTCTTCCGTGTTGATGTATGCTAGAAATTCACCTTTGGGTGCATATGTTTCTAGTATTTTTTTGGCTTCTAATATTTTTATTGTCATTATGCTATCCTTGATTGTAACATTTGTCGTTGGTCGTACATGTCTTGAGCGCCGTCAGGTCCTGCAGCAATTTCTTCTTCAGAAATCATTTCTTCTCCTCCGCCGCCTTGAGATTCTTCTGAGATCTCTCCGCCTGATTCTAAATTGTCCATAACATTTTCCATAACTTCGGCTCCTTGATCTATGTCTCCTCCGCCTGCAGCTCTCACTGCATCTGCGGTAAAGACGAATTCGTTTTTACTGAGTCTAGCCGGAACATCATCGGCTTTTTCTTCTCCTCCGAGCGGCACAAAGCCACCTTCCTGTCTATAATCTTTTTCCATGCCGCCAAGACTCATGAGTCCACCTTCAGCTGCCATTGCAGGGCCTCCCATTTGAGGGCCTCCCATTTGAGGGCCTCCCATTTGAGGATTGAACTCAATGTCTTCTTGCATCATTTCTTCTTTGGGTTGTTGTCTCATCGCCGCTTGATAGACAATCATTAATTGTTCTTCATCTAATTCTTCTAATCGTAATCGGAAAATTTCCATAGCCAAAGCTTCGAGTTGTTCTCGTGTCGGTTCTCCTTGAACCTCTTCGACATTTTCTTCCATCATTCCTGTGGGTGTCTCTTCAACCATGGATGCATCTTCTACTAATTCGCCGCCTTGATATCCTGCTCTGCCACCCTTTTTGCCGGGCCAGAATTCTGATGCAGCTTCTTCCATAGCATCTTCTTCTGACATACCAGCACCCATATAAATTTTAACCTGAGCTAAAAATGCAGCATAATCTGCTTCACCACCATAGCCCCCAGGATTAACTACTCGTCCTCGGTTATAGCCTATTCTTCCACCATACGCTGCCATCTGAGGTGCTTGTTGTTGTCCCTGAGCCATGGGTCCTTGACCTTGAGCCTGTTGTAAAACTGCCATTTTAAATTGTTGATAGGACATTGTCCCACCTTGATTACGATACTTTTGATATTCCATTCGTAGCATTTGTTCTGCTTGAGCGTTTGCAGGTTGGCCGCCGTTAGCTAAGCCAACGATTCCGCCTTCCTTGGATCCATAGTATCCTGACATAACGGATTCTTCTGGCGGTAAAAAAGCTAAACTTGCATGTCGATCTTTTGCCATTTGTCTAATCTTATCTACGCCTGGCCAGTCATCAACGATTTCTTCTTCTTCATCGCCTCCTAAAAAAGGTGCCGCAACACCTAGTGCACCTGCACCTAAGAAAGCTGCTTTGCCATATCCAAAATCTTTAATTCCGCCCCTTAATCTAGAGAATAGACCTTGTCCTACATTACCTCTATCTCCTAAGTTCGCGGGCATACCTGTGGGTCTTGCTGCGGCGGATCCTATTCCTAATCTACCTAGACCTTTGCTCCACCAGTTTTTACCAGCACCACCCATTCCGGGCATGCCAAATCTGTTAAGACCCCATAAACCACCACCTATTAAAGCCGCTTTTCCAAGGGGACTTTTCCATACTTTCTTAAGTCCTCGGGCTGCTTTTTTGATGATGCTTCCCAAGCCGTATCGTTGTCTGTGTGGTTTCGTCATAATTTTGCCTAAATTTTGAACCTACTTTGTTTTGCCGAACAAATCAAGCTTCGGCATCAGGACATGGACATCTCTTCGGATGTCTTTTTCCTGAATTCCTTTAGCTTTCCACTCTTCTTCGGTCTTATACTTCTCCTTTGTTTTCAAATTACTGATTGTTGTCGTGACTTTCGTGGGCTTAAGTGTTTCCATTATACTGTAACCTCCTTTTTAATGTTTAAATAACTAATACCAATAACCACTCCATCGGTGGCGTCTCCCACTGTTGTATAGGTTAAAAGTGTGTCGCCTACCACAACTAAGGGAAGGGATAAAAGTTCCACACTAGTCCCTGTAGCTAGGGCTGTAGTCCAAAGTATCGAAAAGCCATTATTTTTAATCGTAAGCGTTGGAGCGTTACTCGCTGACTTATTAGTTACGCGGAAAGATTTTATAATAACCGTTTCAGAAATAAGAGGAGCCAGTAGAGTTCCCGATTCTGCCGCCTCGATATACTTACCATAAAATTTATACTGATTGACTACTGCCATTAATCCACAAACAAAGCTTGCGCTTCGATCTCCTGTTTTAATTCTTCTTGAAAAGTAGTATTAAGTTTATTGATGACGGCATCCAGATCACGAATTAAAGATTGAAGAGTTCGTTGATCATATTCAGCACTAGCACGAGTTAAAGCTTGAGTAATTTTTGCCATTATAATAACCTTGCGATGCCTCCTTCATTTTGATTTTGTCTTGCTGCATTTCTTTGAGCCATTAATGCTTCTCGAGCTCTAGCAGCGCTTGCTAATTGTGCATGTCCTGCCTCTCCTATCCTTCCTGTTTCATCTCGATAAGGATCGAAAGCTTTGCCGACTGCATATTTTGCTCCATATCCTAATGCAAACGGAATAGCAGTCCAAGGATTCGTAAGTCCTGACCATCTACCAGCTCTTGATCCCCACTTACCATATCTCTTTAGCAAGTTGGCACGGTGAGCAGTTTGAGCAACTTTCCCTGACCGAGTCCATGGGTCCATACTTTGATGCAAAGCCGCTCTACCAGTAAAAGGAGAAAGACCTGCTATCCCTGCATAGAATTTATCCCACGCACTTAGTTTAGTTCTTGCTCTAGGTACTGGAATCTTTGGAATTTTTTTAGCCATTAGACAAGGCTCGCTAGACCTTCACCTTGGCCTTGACCGGCACTTGCTTGCTCATTCGCCATGTCAATAAGTATCTGATATTCGTCGGGTGTTAATTCATGAAGACCTTTTCCAAAAATTTCCATTGACATATCATTTAATGCATCCTGGGGATCAACACCTGAAGCCATCTGAATATTTTCATCAAAACCTGGGCCTTCAATATTAACATCTTCTCCGTATGCATAACCAATCCTTCCGCCTTCAGCTGATCCTATTGGCAGCGCCATATTAAAATTTTGATCTTCTTCTGGAGGGTTTCCCCAGTTTGCCATAGTTAAACTTTCCATAGGAACATTAGGAATTTTTTGATTAATTAATGCGTTAGGATTAAAGTCGAAAGTTCCTTGTTTGGTTCCGCCTAAACCTAATCTATTAAATTCAGACATGTCTCTTGGTTTTGGTTTATATCTATCTATTGCTCCTCCGATCATAGGGCCAACAAATGGAATGCTGGTTGCTAAACCGGCAAGTCCTCCAAGAATTCTTCCACCAAATCCAGGTTTCTCTTGGCCAAGCTCTTCGTCCTCAGATTCATATCTCATATCCCATTGTTGTAGTTGTGGATTCCAGAATTTTTTTGCTTGAAGGTTTCTGGCTCCCTGAACATTGCCTCGACCCAATAGTTTACTGATCCATCCCTGTTTACCTTTAACTTGGGATCCAACGTATTTTCTTTGTCCCGAGGGTGTGTATCCCCATTCAGGAGTTGCCATTTTAGCAAGTCTTTTAGATCTATAAGTATCTCCACCTGCTGAAGTAGCAGTAGTGCCGGTACCCGTCATCATCTTGTAGTAATCTGCCTTTTTATAATCTTCGCTAGATCCTCCCCCTTTTCCGGAGCCTGCATCCGTGGCGCCTCCACCTTTTCCGCCGCCACTGCTCCATCCTCCAAGATCACCTTGTAGTGATACGATACCTGAGGGTCCTTTGTTGGGTTTTCCTTTTAAGGATCCGTATAAATTTTTCTTAATTAATAAATCTTGTTCTTTGTCTGTGATATAAGCTAAGTGAGCTTCTGGGTGAGTTGGTGAGGACTTCCATTTCTTTGGAGCCTTAACCATTTTTTGTTTACCTAAATAGTTAGGACCTCCTCCTTGTATTGCGTAATTAATTTTTTTATCTACGGCCACTATCTTCTCCCGTCTGGTTGTATGTCCAGCCTAAAGGTTCCCAGTTTCCAGTTCTGAGAAACCGCTGTGTTTTCTATTTTGAGCGCAATAGCTCGTGCTCTTGCGCGCGTGTCCACTTTAGCAGTGGAGCTGGTGATTGTAAAGGGTCCTAGCGAAGAACTTGCGGCTGTATCATTAGGATAATCTCTGAGCATTAAAGTAATTTGAGTGTCCCCCGTCTGAGTAAGAAAATCAGGAATAAATCTTCTGATCTTCATAATATATTCTCCATCGCCTCGCAGGTCCGGGGCTCCTATCATTTGTCCCTGAGCACTTCGTTTTTGAGTAATATCAAAATCTCCCGAAGTAACTGTAGCGAGGATAGGGGTTACTACTCCTCCTGCATTTACTTGATCGGTCCCTGTTTCATGTTCATAGTAGATAGTAATGCCATCCGTATTGCCTACGACATCAAATGAAACATCATCGTCATTGTCATAATAACAACCATGAGGTTTATTGTAGATGGAAGAGTCTTCCCAGGCTGTTCTTGGCAAAGAACCTGTGTACCATATCGGTTTTCTAAGCATCACGGATTCTAAATAATTATAAGTAACTACTCGATCAACGACATTAGAGTCGCTACTACAATAATACCAACTCACTTCTCCAAATAAATTATTGAGGCCTGCATTAATAAGATTTCTGGAAGTACTGTTAAGATCATCAAAAACATAATCTTCAACAAGACATGGCATTGATTGAAGTTGACCTGAGTATTGAAAGAATCCGTTTTCCGACATCCAGAAAGCAGTGCCGTCTACTTCCATACAGGCATTCTTACCGATGAGTCCGCAGTTCGTTCCAACTTGTTCAAAAGAAAAGGTAAAGGGTTGACCGACAAAACGCATCAAAAAGATAGCTGTATCAGTCCAGATATAAATAGCATCCCGACCTCGAATCGCTCCCATAATTTTAGAGCCATTCGCTAACCGTTGGGTTCCTGCCGTGTTCGTTGCGGAAGGAGTATAATCGCTAGTACTTTCCTGATCCGACCACCTGATAAACATATCGTCTTGGGTAGCTGAATCACCAATTGTAGTTTCTGTTCCTAAAAAAAGTAAGTGTCGGTCTACAGGAGATACGAGTACGTGTCTTGAAGCTGTTGGTGCTCCACTAATGACTGTTGCCCGTGTCGCGGTTGGATTAGAAATTGTTGAGTCCCATTGAAAACATTTGTTATTATAAATAAGAGCAATCAAAGTGGTACCATAATTATCTAGAACCCATAGACCCGGTTCCAAGGTTACTTCTTCCGTGGAAGAGTCGCCCCAGCCAACATAACTTGAAATATTAGTAATGGTTGCGCCGGCTGTGTGTTCAGCTAAAGTTGTTCCATTGTCCGCTCTTGGACCACCAGTTAAAGTTCCTGTGGCTGTATCATTTGCGGTAAAACCAATATCCTCGGTACCTATTCTAATGGTTCCTGTAGAAGGAAACGCTGTTGAAGCGGTTAAGACTACAGTTGTGACTGCAGCATCGGATGCAATAGTTGTTACTAAAGTTGTTGTTGCAGGACCGGAAGCCGTTCCTGACCATTGACCAGTACCAAAGCCGAAGCCGCCAAGTTCTTGTGCGGGTCCGACGGTATAATAAGTTTGAGCTCTACAACTTCCTACATTGCTTGTGGTTGCTGATGCATTAGAAGCCATCGTCACTATAATACTTGTCGCTGTAGGAATGGACGTTGCCATAAATTTTTTATCTTCAAAATCTCCATCG